AGAAATAGCAATTAATCAAACTGCTTCTCCTACAGGCCAACAATTAAACTTCTCAACTGGGTCTGTAACTGTTTCAGCTGCAGCTAACTTTGGTGTTACAGGAAACAGAATTAATGAGTCTACTGGAACTGTAAGCGTACCTGATATGACTATGGGAGTCACAGGTAATAGAGTTAATTTAAATACAGGTACAGTTGCAACTATTGGTAAGGCAACTATTGTTCCAACAGGATCAAGAATCAATACATCTACAGGAACAGTTACACTTGCATTCAAATATAATGTAACAGGGTCCAGGGTTAATGCATCATCCGGCACAGTCACAACATCTGCGGGTGCAACAGTCTTGCCTCAAGGATCAAGGATCAATGCAGATACTGGGGATGTAACAATTGTTGCAAATGCTGTAGTAACACCTACAGGAAGCGGTGTTGAAATTGCGGTAGGAAATGTTACAACTAAAGCAAATGCTACAGCTATTGTTACAACCAATAGACAGAATTTATCAACAGGAACTGTTACAGTTCAAGCTAAAGCTTCTACATTAGTTAGTGGTGAAGGTTTTGAAATTGCAACAAATTCTATAAATATTAAACAATGGGATGGCGTTGTACCAGGTGCTACACAGATCTGGGAGCCTATCCAAACAAGTAGAGGATCTTAATGTTTTTTGGAGCTACACCTTTTGCATCAACTACGTTTGCCGGTGTTGGTATACAGAATGTTACTGTATTAGTTAATGGTAAACGAGTAAATGTAGCTATAGGCAATACTGCAGTTGATTTAATTACAAGAGTGCCTATAACAGGGCAGCAATTAAACCTTGCAACTAGTGTAGTAGATGTGATATCATGGATACCGATAGATCCAAATGCAACAGGAGTTTGGGTGCCTATCGATCCGAATAATCCGTAGGAGAAATAAATGGCAAGTACATATTCGAGTGACTTAAAATTAGAACTTATGACAACCGGAGAAAAGTCTGGTACATGGGGAACTATAACAAATACAAATTTACAACAATTAGAACAAGCAGCATCAGGTTATTTATCATTAGCAGTGGGATCTAGTGATGTAGCTTTAGCATTATCAAATGGTGCTGTATCAAATGGTAAGAATTTATACTACAAACTAACTGGTACATTAACTGCAAACAGAACAGTTACAATGCCGGACTCTTCAGAAAGAGTATTTATTGTAGAAGATGCAACATCTAGATCTTCTTCTAATTACACATTAACAGTTAAAACTGTATCCGGAACAGGACTTGTATTACCGATTGGATCAACAACAGTATTATATTCTGATGGAACAAACATTACAGGTAAATTACAAACCAAAGGATATTATACACCAAGTGCAAACTATACAGCTGTAAATGGTGATCAAATTTTTGTAGATACATCTGGAGGTGGTATAGGTTCTCCAGTAACAATAACTTTACCTGCTTCACCTGCTGTAGGTTCAGAAGTTCATTTCATTGATAGCGGAAATAACTTAGCATCTAACAATCTTACTATAAATAGAAACGGTTCGAATATATTAGGAGCTGCATCTAATTTAGTGGTATCAACAAACTCAGCAGCATTTACATTGGTATATGCAAATGCAACAAGAGGCTGGATTTATAAAGATAAGATATAGGAGCTGACACGTGGCTCTAATTGATTTTAAAGTCTTACCTGGAATTGATAAGCAAAACACAGACTCCGGAGCAGAGTTTAGATGGATTGATTCTGATAATGTAAGATTTAGATACGGACTACCAGAAAAAGTTGGTGGCTGGTCATCACTTGTTACAGATACTATTGTTGGTGTATCTAGAAAGATGCACGCATTTGTTGATCTTGATGGTAACCGTTATGTTGCAATTGGCACAGATAAATTTTTACTTTTATATTTTGAAGGTCAACTATTTGATATTACACCTGTTAAGGCTGTAATTAATTCTGCAACTATTGCAACTACAAACAATTCTGCAACTTGTACAATAACAACAAGTGGTGCACATGGAATAAATGTAGGAGATATAGTACAATTTAATAATGTAACATTACCTGGTGGTACAGGTTATGCTAATTCTGATTTTGAAGATAAAAATTTTCAAGTTATAACTGTTCCATCAACAACAACTTTTACAATTACACAAAGCTCCAATGCAACAGCCACTGTATCCACAGGTGGAAGTATACAATTAATACCTTACGAGCCAATAGGTCCGGCTGCACAATCATATGGTTATGGTTGGGGTATTGATACTTGGGGTGCAGGTAATTGGGGTGAAGCAGCTTCAGCATCCAATGTTTCTCTTGAGCCAGGTTTATGGTCATTAGATAACTTTGGTGAAGTATTAATCGCAACGGTTGCAAATGGTAAAACTTTTACATGGAATGCAGGTGCAGCTTCTGCAACATCTAATAGAGCATCAACAGCTACATCAGGTTTTGCAACAGGAAACAATCCTACAGCATCCAGACTAACACTTGTATCACCAACAACACGTCACTTATGTCATTTTGGAACTGAAACAACTATAGGCTCATCGTCAACACAAGATGATATGTTTATTAGATTCTCGGATCAAGAAGATATAAATGATTATACTGCAACTTCAATTAACAGCGCTGGTGATTTTAGACTACAAGATGGTACAAAAATCATGGGTGCACTAAAAGCAAAAGAAAGTATTCTAGTGTGGACAGATAATGCACTATATACAATGAAGTTTGTAGGTGCTCCATTTACGTTTGGTTTTGAACAAGTAGGTACAAACTGTGGATTGATTGGTAAGAACGCAGCAGTTGAGATAGACGGTGTCGCTTTCTGGATGTCACCAAATGGTTTCTTTATGTTTGATGGTACTGTTAAATCATTACCTTGTTCTGTTGAAGATTTTGTATACGATTCAGCAGATACTACAAAAGGTCAACAAGTAATAGCTGGTTTAAATAATTTATTTACTGAAGTTGTTTGGTATTACCCATCAACTAATTCTGATTATAACGATAAGTATGTTGTATTTAACTATGGTGAAACTATGAAAGGTGGTGTCTGGTATATTGGAACAGAGGCTAGAACATCATGGATTGATGGTGTTGTATATCCAAAACCTTTTGGTACTAAATTTGATATTAATTCTACAGGTACTTTCCCTGCAGTAGTTGGTCAAACAGGTTTAGGTCAAACTACATTATTTGAGCATGAGGTTGGAACAGATCAGGTTAATCCAAATGGTACTACAACTACAGTTACATCGTTTGTAAAATCATATGACTTTGATCTACAACAAAGAGCAAGATCAGCACAGGGTCAGGCAACAGGGCCTAGCATAGCTGGTGAAGTATTTCTTGCTATGAGAAGATTTGTACCTGACTTTAAAACACTACAAGGTAATGCTAAAGTAACATTAGCAGTTAAGAGATATCCGCAACAATCAGAGACTGCAACTAGTTTGAGTCCCTTTACAATTACCTCATCTACTGATAAAAAGGATACTAGAGCAAGAGGTAGGTTTGTTAATGTCAAGATAGAAAATGATTCTGCTTCAGAATCATGGCGTTTTGGCACTTTTAAAATAGATATTCAACCGGACGGTAGAAGATAATGAGTTTATACCAACAGTATTTAAATTATTTAAATCAAGCAATGCCAGATATTTCTGGTATATTTTCTAACATTACAACAACACCAGATGATCCTACAAACGATCCTATTAAGGATCTTGAACCAGGGATCACTCCTAAATTATTACAATTAACAGGTGGAGGCGGAGATAATTTTAGTGTCTACAATCCTGATCCAACTAGAACAAGAACTAATTACATAAATCCCTTTCCATTTAATGCGGATGATAATTTAGGATTTTCAGATTATGGATATCCAGAAGTACCTAAAAAGGGGCTAGCAGGTTTATTTGAGACATATGTAAAAGGTAGTCCATTTATTAATTTTGGAAAAAAAGTAGTGCAAGGTATTGGTAATATGCTTCCTGTGAATCCAACAGGAATATTACAAAATGAATTAATTGGTAAAGGTATTATGTTAGATGACATTGGAAGAATTGTAACAAATGATTATAATACACCTGAGGGCATCATGGCTGGATACAATACAGCTAAAA